GCCGGCGGCGGCATCCTGAAGATCCCCGACGGGCTCCGCATGGAGGCCATGACCGAGGACGACGATACGGGGCTCAACGACTCGTGGTTCGGCAAGTTCGCCGAGGCGATGATGACCCCCTTGGCGGACGAGGGAGTGGCGAGCGCCGTCGTGCCCATCGCCATCAGCGGCGAGCCCGAGAGCCTCGCTGGGCTCGAGCACCTGGTGATCGACCGGCCGTACAGCAGCTTGGCCTTGGAGCTGCGGGCGGAGGCCATCGGCCGGCTCGCCACCGGGCTCGACGTGCCCCGAGAGGTCCTAGAGGGCATGAGCGACCCGAACCACTGGGGCGCCTGGCTCGTCAGCGACGATACGTTCCGCCACCACATCGAGCCCCAGGTCATCACCCAGGCCGACGCCATGACCATCGCCTTCATGCGGCCGTGGTTGCTGGCGAAGGGCCACAACAAGTACTGGATCGACCGGGCCTGCATTTGGTACAACCCGGTGGACCTCATCAGCAAGCCGGACCCGATGGGCAACGCAGTGCTGCTGCACGACCGCATGGCGATCAGCGACATGGCCCTGCGGGACGCCGGCGGATTCACCGAGGAGGACGCCCCGGACGCGTTGGAGAAGGAAATCCGCATGATCCAGAAGCTGCGGAGCTTCCCGCCGAACGTGTTGGAGGCCCTGATCCACGCCCTCGACCCGAACCTCGTGATCCCGCCGATCCAGCAGAGCGGCCAGGTGCCGGGCATGGGACCGAAGGGCGCCGTGGAACCCCTGCCGACCGGGCCGGCCGCGGCGCTGCCCCCCGGGCCAGCGGACACGACCAGCCCGGCGCCACCGCCCCCACCGAGCGTCACGGCGACGCCGGCCGCGACACCCCCGAGCCCGAGCGTCCCCGGGCTCGCCCGGCAGGTCGATGCGGCGTTCGCCGAGGCCAAGGCGAAGCGCCAGACCATGTACGCCCGGGAGAGCCGGAACCTGGCCCAGCTCGACGCCCAGCTCCGGGCCAAGATCCAGGTGGCGGCGTGCAGCGCGATGGTGCGGCTGCTCGACAGGGCGGGAGCGAAGCTGCACACCCGGGTCGCCAGCCGCAAGTTCAACAAGGACGACCGCCTGCGGAGCCAGGTGCAAGGCGTGCCGAACCGGCAGGTGGCGCAGAACCTCGGTCAGGCCGTCGTGGCGAGCCTCGGCTACACCGACCCCCATGCCCTGCTCAACCCGGATTGGAGCGAGCTGAAGGGCCAGTTCCTCGGGTGGACCGACGCTGCCCAGCATGCGGCCCTGCGCAGCGCGGCCAGGCTGGCCGGCTACCAGATGACCAGCCCGGCCGTGCGGAAGGCGGAGCAGCGCATGGCGACGGCACTGCAGCCGGCTTGGCAGAGCTTCGTGGACGAGCTGAACACCATCGCCGAGGGGCTGCTATACAACCCGAGCCCGACCGCTCCCGACGCCCCGACCATCGATCCGAACACCATCGTCCCCGTGGGAGCGGTAAGGCGCGCCCTCGCCATCGCCGGCGGCGGAAGCGGCCAGGGGAAGGGACTCACCGCCGACGTGGGCGCCATGGACGAGCCGGTGGACGTGACCGACGTGAGTGCGGACAATCCGATACAGGTGGGCGAGGACCCCGAGAGCGCTCAGGTGAGCGCGACGTTTGAGGCGACCGACGTGGCCGGGCAGATCGGCACCGGCGACGCCGTGACCGACATGCTCAACGCCGCCCCGGACGTCGAGGCCGTGAGCTACGAGTGGGTGCACGGGCCGACCCTGCGGCCGTTTGAGCCCCACGAGGACCTCGACGGCGAATCGTTCGCCAGCTTTACCGACGACGTGCTCGCCAACCCGGACGACTGGCCCGAGAACGATTTCTTCTTCCCCGGCGACCACGACGGCTGCTCGTGTGACTTCAACACCGTGTGGGGTCCGGCCGACACCGGCGACGATACCGGCGAGGAAGGCGGCGACACCGGCGAGGAGGGCGAGGAGACGGGCGAGGAGGGCGAGCCCACGACCGACTTCAGCGCCGACACCGGGAGCAGCTACCTGAGCCAGGCCGTGAGCGACCTGCTGAACGGTGACACCGACTCCTCCGACCTCGCGGCGGCCAAGGCGGAGTTGATGCCTGAGATCACCGAGGCGCGGGACACCGCCTACGGGCAGATCGAGAGCATGGGCGCGAACGTCATCGCCACGCCGGCACGAGGCGACACGAGCGGCACCTACGACTGGTATCGCCAGCTCTCCCTGTCCGAGCAGGAGCGGTTGGGAACTAACGGGTGGATGCTGCCCGACACGACCGGCACGCTCGCCAAGCCGGACGAGCTGGTGGCCGGCTTCCAGGTGGCGACCGGCGCCGGCAGCGATGCGAACGTGGACGAGGCCATGTCCTACTGGCTCGATCAGACCCGGATCGTGGACGCCGGGAACCTGTTGGAGAACACGGGCCGGGTGCCGAACAACTTGGAGCGGTTCGGCAACTTCAACTGGAATCAGCTCGCCAACAGCAACGTGGACGTCAAGAGCCTGTTCACCAACAAGGCCGAGGCGACGGCGTACCTCAGCGAGGCGCAGAAATCCGAAGCGTTCGACCTGGCGGAGCGGGAGCTGAAGGGCACCGGCGGACCGAGCATCTGGCAGATGAGCTATCAGGACTACGAGAGCGAGATGGCTTCCCTGGCCGACATCATCGACAGCGCCGTCCCGATCACCAGCGACCCCGAGTTCGGCGACACCTACAGCGCCAGCGTCGAGGCGGCCGAGGCCCGCTACAACAGCCTGTTGCCCGAGGCGCTGGTGTCCGAGGGCCAGACGGCCAACTACTACGACTTGTGGCTGCAAGCGCAGCAGATAGCTCAAATCGCCGGGTTGCAGGGATAGGATTCGCCCGTGGCACTCACCACCGAGCAGTTGCAACAGACCCGGGCGAGGATTCGCCAGATGCGCGCCGGCGTTCCCCTGAGCCCGGTCTCAGCCCAGGCCGTGCGGCAAAAGGTGTTCCGGGTTCTGTTCGGAGGCAAGAGTGACGACGCCAGCCCGCCGACCACCTGACGAGGTAATGGCCGCCTTCGCCGGCGGCGATGCGGCACCGCTCATCAAGTGGGTCGAGGACGGCGCCGACGGCCAGATCAGTTGGTGCAGCCCGGGTGACTTCGATGACTGCGTGAGCGTCATGTCCGAGCACCTCGACAGCCCCGAGGGCTTCTGCCAGCTTCGGCACATCAGCGTGTGCGGAGGGCCGGCCGGGAGCGAGGACCATACCGTCCGTGACACCGCAACCAAGATGGGGGAGAATGCCGCCATGCCGATGACCCGAGACGCGCTGATTGCGTCGTTCACCGCCGAGCAGGCCGAGGCCCTAGCCGTCGAGCTGCAGGCCAGCTACGAAGCCGTAACGGCCGAGGCCCGGGAGCGGCTGGGCACCGAGCCCTACTGGACGTTCATCAGCCAGGCCGAGCGGGACAAGGCGGCGAGCAGTGGCGCGGCCATGCCCGATGGCAGCTATCCCATCACTACCTGCGACGGCGACAACAGCGTGAGCACCGCCATCAGCGCCGTGGGCCGGGGGAGCGCCGGCCACAACGCCATCCGCAAGCACATCATGTCCCGGGCCAGCTCCCTCGGGTGTGCCAGCAAGATCCCCGACAACTGGAACAGCGACGGCAGCCTGAAGGCCAGCGCCCAGGTCGAGGAGTTCGCCCAGCGGCTCGCGGACCTCAACGACGACGAGCGCGGCCAGCTCCTGGCGCAGTTCGCTCCACCGCCCCCTCCGCCGCCACACGCCCCTCCTGCTGCCCCTCCGCCCCCGCCGGGCGGCAAGGCGCCAACACCCCCAGCCCCGCCCGACAAGGCGGCACCGGGCTCCCCAGCGGACGCCAAGGCGGACAGCACCATCACCGAGGCCGTGGCCGCGGCCAAGGCGGCCGTGGACCACGCTGTCGAGCTGCAGCAGGGCGACCCGGATTCCAAGAGCGATCCGAAGGACGCCAAGGTCCTCGCCGGGTTGGAGCAGGCCAGCAAGATAATGGACGGCGTGGTGACCGACCAGGCGGCCGACGCCAGCGAGCCCGACGCCACGAAGGGCCCACCGCCACCGCCGAAGGCACCCACGCCGCCCCCACCGCCGGCCAAGGGCCCGCCACCGCCACCGCCGGCCGCGGCCAGCACGAACGGCCAGACGGGATTCGCCCCCACCCCCGGCGGCAACACGACCCCCGGCAACGCCGACGGCGTGCCGAACGACGCCGATGACAACGGGCCAGGGCCCGGCGACATCGAGGACGCCGAAATCTGCCAGAACCCGCAGTGCGGCCACACCGGCGCCGAGCACGAGGACGACCCCGAGCTAGGCGGCAACAGTGGACCCTGCACGAGCTGCAACTGCCCCGGCATGATCCCGGCCGGTGACGTGGTGAGCCAGCCCGACGTGGCCCCGACCCCGGCACCCGTCGCCGCGGGTGAGGAGAAAGCCGGCGCCGAGGCGGAGGCGTTCGCCCCGCCACCCCCGCCACCTTCCGACGGACCGCCCAAGGCCCCGGCCATGCCGCCCGAGCCCACGGGCCTGCCCCCGCTCGACCCGACCCCGAGCATGACCCTCGGCCCGCAGTTCACGATCCCGGTGGCCTGGATCGAGGGAGCGCCGACCGGCGACGGGCGCATGATCGACGCGCCGACCCCCGACACGAGCGGGCTGACCTGGCGCACGCCCCCGCTGGCCCTGATGGGGTTGAAGACGAGCCCCCACGACCCGAGCGGATTCAGCCCGAACGATCCGGCCGTCCTCATCGGCCGGGTGGACGCTATCGAGCGGGACGGGACGACCGGAAAGGCGACGGGCCACCTGCTCACCACCGACGACGGCGTGGAGTGGGCCGGCATCTTGGAGCAGATGGGGCGCATGGGCGTCAGCATCGACGTGGGCAACGCCACGGTGCAGACGACCCCCGGACCTGTCGAGGCCGGCGTGGACGTGTTCGACGTGCCGCTGATGGACCACCTGGTCGAGGGCCAGGTAATGGGCATCACCGTCTGCCCGTTCGCTGCCTTTGAGGGCGCGTTCATCGTCCTCGGCGACGGCACGAACGTGCCCGAGGGCACGCTGCCGAAGGCGCCGGCGGAGGCGCAGATGGCGATCCGCTACGTGGACGAGGAGCCCTGTGTGCCGTGCAGCGAGGCGGAGGAGGAGGCGCTGGTCGCCAGCGTCACGGCCCAGGGCCCGAGCCTGCTCCACCCCCCGTCGGTGTGGTTCGACGACCCGGCGTTCATCGACGGCGACCCCCGGGTGGGCGAGACCGTGAACCCGAAGACCGGCAAGCCGAGCGGAAAGTTCGCCTGTCCGATCACCGTGACGGAGGAGGGCGAGGTCTTCGGCCACATCGCTCAGTGGGGCGTGTGCCACCAGTCGCCCGCCTTCCTCAACAACGGCCAGTGCATCATGGCGCCGAGGAGCCGAAGCAACTACGAGCGATTCCACGGTGACGGACGGGTGGTGACGGCCGAGGGCCAGATCATCGGCGTCGGACGGATGACGGCGGACACCGGCCACGCCGGCGAGAGCATGGACTACCACCGGGCCATGGCCCACTACGACAACAGCGGGCTGACGACCGCCCTCGTGCGGGCCGGCGAGGACAAGTTCGGCATCTGGATCCACGGTGCCCTGCACCCGAGCGCCACCGAGGAGCAGGTGTTCACCCTGCGGGCCAACCCGCCGAGCGGCGATTGGCGCCCGTGGGGAGCCGGCCGGGAGCTGACGAACGTGCTGTTCGTGAACAACGCCGGGTTCCCGATGGTGATGGCGACCAAGAACCCGCACAGCGGCGAGGTCACCCGACTGGTGGCAGCCGGCGTACCCATGTTCCACCTGCCCGAGGAGCTGCACACCCCGACCATCGAGGAGCGGCTAGAGCGGATGGAGCGAGGGCTACGCCCTGTGTTCGGGTTGGCGATGGAGCGCCTGCGAGCACGGGCGGAGTCCATCCGGGCCTGACGTGCCACGGCGCCGTCACCCAGGCGCCGATCTATCCGGTTGGAGCACACGAGGCGAGCCGCCCGACCTGCGCCCGTGGTGGACGGGCGAGCCCCAGGAGCGATGGCCGAGACCCCCCGGGCTGACCCACTGCCCCGACTGCGGCACGAAGCTGATCGACGGTTGGTGCAGCCAGTGCGACGCCGCCGACCAGGCCCCCCCGAGCGAGGGTGCTTGATTTCACGTTTCGGACAGGTCAGACTCTCGATCCAAGTAGCTGCGGTCTTAGCGCCGAGCTATCGAGATGCAGGGTCTTAGCGCCCGGTCGCCCTCAATCACAGGCACCACGCGCCAGCTCAAAAGGAGCACAGACCCTCATGGACCGTATCCGGCA